GTTGTCTACACTACCGCGTTCAACTTCAATGCCGCTGTATACACCAGTAACACCAGCGCCACTTTCACCTTTGTTTAGAACAATCTGTCTGTCTGTGATTTCAGCATTTGTTGTTTCAAGAGTAGTAGTTGTACCGGTAACAGTTAAGTTACCAGTAACAGTTAACGCACTATCAACTGTAGTGCCGCCTGTTGCTACAATTGTATAATCACCAGATACTCGTTTAGTTTGACTCATTGTTTAAATTCCTGCTTATAGATTATTTATCACTTGTAGAAACTCCATCAAATACATAGTTCTAAAGTTAGTGTGTTTTAACCAACGATCACTGGTAAACTCATGCAATGGGTTAACATGCACTATTTGCTTACTGGGGAACTGTGTCAACAATGAACTGATCTGTGTCTCCCAGCTACCCCAAGGAGTAGGCGCACTGTCCGTGCTTTTGTAATGTTCAGTACCAGCATATATATTGTTTATAAAGTTATGCTGTCCTTTAAGATCAAATCCTATAAGAAATATATACTGTGCATCACTCAAACAAGCAAGTCCACATGCTGCAGGTCCACTGCTAAAATCATGTATGCTTTGTGGCAACGTTCTAGCACCACTGTGTTCTATAACATACTGCTTGCGTGTATAGTGTTGACGCCTTTTACTATAGCCACTTTGTTGTATTTCCTGTGCCATGCCGGAGTCTGTGCTTACCAACACAGTGGGCTCAAACTCGCTGTATATTCTATTACAGCCATATACTTTTCCTCGCTCGAGCAGTTCTTCTGGAACTACTTCTAAGCGTGTTATGCCATTACCTAATATAAATGCAAATTCAATCATGAGAATAAAAAAGGATACAGCGTATTATAACTGTACCCTTTAGTTGTGTCAATAAGTTTAAACTTATGCGTCTTCTGTAAAGTCGTCGTCATCAGTTCCAATTAACGTGTTGTCATCACCAGCTTCTTCCATTCTAACAATACCTGATGCTGCTGAGCCTGTTAGAGCAAACTGTAGTGAAGTTCCGTCTAGTGCGTTAGATCCTGTTGCACTTGGTTGTGCTACTGTTACTTTGCGTCCTGAAATTTTACTTACACCATAAGTTTCTGAATCAGCACCTTGTACTGAAATTGACATTTCACCAGCTGCTAATGCCGCTGGTAATTTGCCAGTTGTTAGTGTACAAGTAAATTCGCCGCCTGTGCCGATTTCTTCTACAACAAACTTTTTAGTTGCTTTTTGCTTTACAATAAATCCTTCTTTAACTGCTGAGCCGTTATGAAAGTTTACTTTGATTTCTGTTCCGCCTGCTGTAGGACCTACGCCTGCTACTCCAAACAATCTTTTATTAAGTGGTCTACCCATTTGTTTTCTCCTTCAAGAAGTCCAATCCCGGTTCTCCCGGGTACGGGGTGGTGTCCCCATAAACTAACTTTGCGCTAGTAGTGTATTTACCAAAAAAACAGCACCCGAAGGTGCTGTTTCCTATTCTTATCTCGTAAGTTAGACTTATATTAGTTCTTTGTTTAGATCAAAGTTACAAATTTCTGTATTATCTGAAAAATTATGTTCTTTCTGCGCATATTCACGATCAAGTTCTTCAAATGATAGTAAAGGACCTAGTTGTCCATCCTCAAACCAATGACTGCGCGGATGTTTTCCATCTTCTTCATGGCGTGTATATGCAGCAAAAGCAGTTAGTGCGCCGTTAGAGCTTTTTACTAGTCTACGTTGGTTAGAATGATGCTTAACAATCCTAGGCAAACTAAAAAATGTAGTAATTGCTTGTGGTAAAACAGGAGTATGTCCAAAATATTTTCCAAACTCTGCATTAAACTCTGTAGCAAAATGTGACACTCGATTGAAAACCAATGGAGTATACCCATATTCTCTATTCATATGATCCATGAGACTGTGTAACTGCATATAAATCCTAGGAATAATATTTCTAACATAGGTGTTTCTGGTATCACCATAATTAGTTTCATAATTGTGTTCACTAAGATCATAAAAAGTATCATTGTCTACTATTTGTCTAGCAATATGTCTTCTACTCAGAACCTCTTCTGTTTCGTTAAGATATTGATCACTTTCAGTTTCTAAAGATTCCGGAGTAACTAGAAACCATACTTGTTTCTGTGCCAATGGCATACTTTTGTAGTCTACTCTACACTTCACATAATGCTCCAACCACTGCCATATATGTGGTACTAATGTATCACTTTCTAAATGTGGTTGCCAATATGCAATATTATAAGCATGTGCTCCTGGAAATTCTTGAAAACTTGCAATACCTGCATCTAATTCTTCCTGGGTTGGACTATGTCCTTTTTGATCCCAGCTTGTAGCAACGTAAAATCTTCTACTAGACATTAACTTATCTCCCTTATAAACTACTTTGTAGTAGTGTATTTACCAAAAAAACAGCACCCGAAGGTGCTGTTTCTATTATAATCTCGTAAGTTAGACTTATGAGAATGAGATGTTTGACATCGCGACTTCGCCGACGTAATCGCCTGCGTTGCCTAGTGAACTTGCTGTGTTTGATAGCTCGACATAACCATAACGTGTCATGAATGATACGACTGGCTCAAATGTGTCTGGATCAAGCACTGTGCCACTTGACATTAGTGGAACGTATGGGCAATAGAACGCTGCCGCATCTGTTTCACTTGAGCCTTTGTAGCCAACAAGTACTGCTGTTGAATCTGCTGCATATGAATCAACATATACACGCATTGCACCGTTAAGTGTACCTACAAACTTAGTGTTTGTTGGTGCCTCAAATGTGCCTTCTGTTGTGCGAGCAAACGCTGAAGTTGATGCTGACTGAAGAACTGTTAGTGCCTCAGGTGAAACAACTGCAAAGTTACCTGCACCACGACGTGTGCGCTGTGCAATCTTGTTTGCTGTGCGGTTGATTAGAACTGCAAGTGCTGCATGCTCGTCACCAACGTATGTTGCTGTACCAGAAACTGCTGCTTGGTTGAATGTTTCTTCAGTAGCTGCTAGTGAACGTAGTGAACCTAGAACTTCCTGATCAATTTCTGCAGTAATTTCTTGTGCAAGTGCTGCCATGATTTCAGCTTCGACATCAATGCCATGCATTGACTGTGCGTCTTGAGCTGCTTCAAATGTCCAGCGTGCCTGTAGCTTACGAGTTTTTGCTTCAACACTCTGCTTTAGGATCTGGATTGACAATGCACGACCGCCTGTACCTTCTTTTGCTGCTGTGCTGTCTGCTTTACCTGTTGTAAGTGAACCAGAATATGCGTTAGCAATTTTGAATGGTGATAGTGCTTCGTCGCCTGCTGTTGTGTCTGTGTTTGACGCTGATGTGTCGTTTGTTGTTTCAGCATAACGTACACGAAGTGTATGAATCTGACCAACTGGACCTTGCATCGGCTGTACACCAACGATTTCGTTAGCGATAACTGTAGGCATAACACGACGGATAACTGGTAGAATTACGCGGTTAAGTGTCGCTACGTTGCCTGCTGCTGAAGCACCTGTTGTAGCTGCCTCTTTCAAGTATTTGCGAGTGTTTTCTAAAACAACACTCATGCTGTTACGGCGATTACCTTCTAGACCTTCAAGAAGTGCATCTTTGGTATCGTCCCAACGGCTCTCTAGTAGTACGTCTGACATTTAAGTCTCCTCTATTGTACTTTATTTTAAGCCAGCAAGTTTACGGATGTCAACGATATTATCGCTGCCTTCGTCAACCTGGACTGTTTTTTGTTCTTTATTACCTGTTACTTCAGTACGACTTTCTGTGATAGTTTCTTTCTTTGATTCTTTAATCATTGATTTACCATCTAGTACTGCTGGTAGGTAACGGTCGAAAGCAGTCTGCAACTTTGCAGTCTGTACGCTTTCAAGTAAGTCAGTCATAATCGCTGCCTTATCTTTGTTGAGTGGCTTAAGAAGTGTGTTTAGTGTTTCTTTACGCTCTACACCTTCCTTAATAATAGCAATTTCTTGCTCCTTGCTCTCAACGATTTTAGATTTTTCTTCAAGACTTTCATTGATCTTAGCAACTTCTTCAGCGGCAGTTTGTACTGCTGCTTCTAGTTCTTTAATCTTTTGATTTTCATTTAAGTGACTTGCTGAAAACTCTGTAGCAAAAGTTTCGAATAGTTTACGTCCGAAAGTATTTTCTTTTGCGATTTGAATATCTTCTTTAAGTTGAGTCATTTCACCTTTTAGATAGCTGGTTACTGCTTCGTTAACAGCCTTGCTTGTGTGCTTAACAAACTTCTCTTTAAGAGAAGCAAACTGCTCACGAGCTTCTTTAACTAGTCTAACTTTAGTTTCTACAACATCTTGACGATCTTTTTGGAAGTCTGTGATCTCTTCAGAAAGTTGTGATGTAACAAACTCTTCGAGTTTGCCAATCAATTCTTGCTGCTGAATTCTTTCAGACTTTAGTTCCTTAATCTCTTCACTAAGTGTTTTAACTAAAAACTGGTCAAAAGTGCCTGCAGATTCTTGCATTTTTGCAACAAACTTAGCACGGTCTTCAGAGATTTGCTTACGCTCTTCAGCGATTTGCTCTAGCTCTGTAGTAAGACCTTCTGTAACCATACGATCTAAGGCTTCAACCATAGTAGATTTATCATGCTCATAGCGTTGTGCAAACTCCTCGCGAAGTTCTGCAGTAACCTGTGTACGAGTTTCGTTCATCTTTGCTTCCCATTGTTCAGCAATAGCAGAGCGAGTTTCCTCATTCACAAGGTCGCTATCCAATAGTGGTTTGATAGCATCTAGCATTTTGATCTCCTAGATCTTTAAGTCCCTGATAAGACGAATCATTTCCTCTTTCAGGTATTTTTGTACTTTGGCATCACCGCTTGCTTCGCGAGCCATGTCAAGTACTTTATGTCCACCGCGCATATTAAGTAGTCCTTCGTAAATCGCTACTGGGTATGCATTTGGTGCACTGGGTTGTGCCACAACGTCAACTGTGACAATTTCAAAATCAGCAACTTTACCAGTGGATTCATTTACGTTTCCACTGCCTCTGCTACTAACTCCTAATTTTACTCCACCCTGGATCATTGTTTTCACAAGTTGGCCCATAGGTGTTTCAAGAATCTTCAGCTTACCATATCCGTTAGGTCCATCCATCCACATACTTTCAATCATATGTGATACTCGATCGAGGTTAATTTTTAGATCATCTGGATGGTCAACTTCGCCAAGAACGCTGTTGCCTTCTTTAATTTGCTCGTTGATGGTAGTTACAGCATTAGTAATCTCAGAGACAGGGTAAACACGCTTGTTTGCGTTCTCTACCCCGCCCTGGATACAAATGCCTTTCATGTAGAGATCCTTGCCGCCATGTGAATTCTCTGTTGCTTCATAAACAACATTTGCATCTTTAAACGTTAGGTTTTCTCTCAAGTATAACATAGAAATTATGCTTTACTCATTGTTGCGCCACGTGTGTCGTGTGCATCAGTTTGTACTGTTGATTTTGGTGTAGCACTGCCTTTTTCTTCGCCAGTTGGATCGACTGCTTTGCCGCCCATGTCATTTTTGCCAGCTACTGGACCTGCTGATCCGTCACCTTGCTCACTAGTAACAGGTGCTGGAGCTTTCTCAGTGTATTCACGAACAAAAGACTCATCTGCCTCTTCTTCTTCACCTTCTTCTTCTTCACCTTCTTCGTCGCCCATGTCCATATCCATATCCATGTCCATTGCGTCGTCGTCAGCAGCATCGTCACCACCCATTAGTGCTTCAAATTCTGCTTTCAATTCGTCAAGTGCGTCTTCTAGGTCAACAACACGGTCTTCAATTTCTTCTTCCGCATCGTCATCTTCCATTGAAAGACCTTCTTCGTCTGCTTCGATGTCGTCGATCATATCGTCTGCTGCATCGCCACCTAGCTCTGCTTCATCAAAGTCTGACTCTTCAATTTCTTCTGCTTCTTCAACTGCATCTTCTTCTACTTCTGCAGTTTCTTCAACTTGATCCTCATCTACGAGACTCTCATAGATGTCACGTGACTTTTCAACCACGATCTCATGGAACAAATCTTTTGCGCCCTGCTCATCTTCTGCGATAAACAGTTCAATCAATTGCTCAAATTTGTTTGTCATTTGTATAACTCCTATATTCATAAGGCATTTGTAGTTTTATTTAGTGTTTACTAAAAAAACATAATAAAATGCGCACTTTTTGGACCAAAAAGTTTGCTATACAAAATTTTTAAGGAAAATTGGTTATTCTGCTGCAGCAGGTGCAAATTGGCGTCTAATCTCTTTGATTGACTCTTGGTATTCTGCTGCTTTAAGATCACTAAGTTTACGCAGTTTACTCAACTGTTCTAGTGTCAGACGTGTTTTGCGGGTATCAGTTTTCATGGCCGCTGTGCTATCTTGATATTCTGGTTCGTCTTTATCCTCAGCATGTGCTTCAACAGGCGATGCATTGCCTACTTCTCTTGTAGGAATATTAGGATTTTTACTCATCATGTCAACTTTTGCTGATACTTGTGTAAATGCTGGTGCTTCTAATTCAAATAATAACATGCAATTATTTATCCTATCCTCTTCGTCTAATCCTAGTTCTAGGATATATTACTCCTGTTGTAGGCTTAGTGTTTACGTCTTTGTTGTATGTGTTGAACGCCATGTTACCTGATGTTTGCCTGTGATTCTTCCATAGTGCTATTCTATCAATGTTTGAACCGTCTATGCTTACTCTTGTGTCTACGTCTACGTTTATTGCGTCTGCAGTGTCCTGCATCAATCCTGTTACAGCATTGTTTTGTAAATATGTTCTTGCTTGGTCATTTGTTAGTGTAGGATATACTTCTGCTAAACAAGCCAGCAAACCTGCTATAAAAGGTGAGGCGTAACTTGTGCCGTTTTGCGTACCCATTGTGTCCCATTTTGGTGTATTGTTTTCCTGTCCGTAATAGGGATTACCATAGGTAATATCGTCTTTCATCATAGCACCCATACAACGTTCTCCTGCGGCATATACATCTATGCCCGGACCCCAGTTGCTGAAGTCTGCTTTGCCTTGATCTGTGTTGTCGCTAAGTGCGCCTACATTGATTGCTCCGTTGAATGAGAAGTTGTCGCCACGCATATAATAATCTCTGAATGGATAGTAGCCATTAAAGAAATAGTTCCTGTTCGCATACGCGGCGCCGGCGACCATGTAGTTGTCATAGTTGTCGCCACCCGACACATCAGTGTATCTGTTGTTGTTGCCACCTGAAGTGACTACAATAACGCCTTCTGCTATGGCATCTACTAGATCACTATTAGGCGTAGGACTGTTCACTGAGAAATTGGTGTTGCTGGTGAATCCACTGTCAGTGGTTTGCAAGACCCCACGAGCCAACAGTTCAGCCGCACTGAGAAAGGTGCTTCCATCGCCCTTGTCTAATGTTGCTCCTTGGAAACGTGCCAGACTGGCACCTGAATAGAAATTTACTGTGCCTAAACTTACATTCACAATAGTAGGATTCTTCCTACCTGTTGCTGGGTTGATTGATTTGTTTGCGTGAAATTCTCTAATGTAGGCAAAAGCTCTGTCAGTGCTACTGCCACCTGATTTGGTTCTCTCGTAGGTCAGGTCTAACTGATATACATTGGCATCATTGGCAAGTCCGAATCGTGTGCCTGCGGCATAACCAGCACCAGCCGTTGGATGATTATCTTCTGCTGAATAGTTATCACGAGCGTCTGCGTGGCTGTAGGTGTAGTTTGTGCCACCTGCGATTGTGTTGTAGTGTTGTCCCCAATTATAGTCTATTAATCTGCTTGAATATTCTGCGTGATCACTTAATGTGTAGTTATCTACAATTACGATATCTACATTCTTACCACTTGCTGAATATGTTACACTGGTATCAACCAATCTGTCAGACGAACTTGCGGCATTGGCACCCCATCCTGATCTGTTGTCGGTTTCAATGTGTCTTAGTATTGACCAAGGATGATGATCATTATTGGTGTATTTTACCCTAGTATCACCGTTGAAGTTTGTAAACACTGCTCCAGTTGGACTGGTGCTTTTGTCAAACCTACCAGTGAATGTTGCTTGTTGCACCAACTGTTGTCTGTCCAAAACACTTTGTGGTACAACTATTTCTACTCTGTCGTCATAACTTACTTCTTGTGCTTCTTCTAAGGTAAGCATATAG